TGTATCTTTGCGTCAATGCCTCTCCCGGCAGTAAGCGACAGGGTCTCGGCTTCCGTCAGTGTGCATGAGACAACATTCCCGTCCAGCTGTACATCCGACAATGCTTTTTCGATTTTAACCTGTCCAGCCTGTGCTACGGCCAAGGACAGCACCGTGATGCTCCCCGTGTCGATGGGCAGGCGGAATGTCAGCGTGGGGGTTGTACCTCGATACATACATATACCTCCTCATACTATAGATTTGCGAGGCTCAGCGGTTGGGCAGTCTTTCCAAATCCGCTATCCTGTGATTGGCGACCTTGATCTGCTCCTCCAGCACCGGAACGCGCCGGGCGAAGTTGTTATGCTCCCGGACTTCCCGTGTCAGCTCGTCCAGTTTGGTGTCGGTGACGGCCTGCTGCGTGTCCAGCTTGGCCTGCACATCACGGGTGGTCTTGTTGCTGGTGATGATTACCCCCAGCAGCGACAGGCCGCCGGTGATAAGTGCAACAATGATAGTTTCTGTCATGCGGTATCTCCTTATATGTTTTATGCTTTCCACTTGCCCATCACCCGCAAGGCGACGACCTGCTCCCCCAACGCCATGGACGCTGCCCGGAGCAGGCGGAAGGATACCGTCTTATTGGCATAACTCCAATCCACGTTGGTGAGGATATGCAGATTGTCCCCTGTGCCGGTTACAACCACATTGCCGGTCACGCCGAAGGGCATAGATAGGCGGATAATGTTGGTGTAGACCATGCTGCCCACAGCAGTATAGCTGGTAGGTGTCACTGTCCCACGCCACCACAAGTCTGCATAACCGGAGGCGTACTTGTAGTACGTCCAGTTGCCGCTTACGCCTTGCTCAATGATGTAGTCTTTGATGCCCATCAATTGCCGAAGTTTTCCCGCTGCGGAATCAGATAAAATCAATTCCCCGTTCAGCTCCATGTCCTTTTCGGCGAAGATAGGCCACTTGAATTGCACCGTTTTCTCTTTTTCGGATACCCCGCCATAACACACTCCCGGCAAGTTGAAGTTGATATTTAACGGAACTTCAACTGTTGCCACATCCATTTCTTTGGTAAAACTGCTTGAAAAAGCGTCCGTGGCGACTACCGTCAGTTTTCTGGTCGTATCTGTTCCGACACCGGCGATGTAAACAACCTTTGAGCCGGAGCTTTGCGCAGAAAGGGTTTGCCTATTCTCGTCATCGATCTTCAAAGAGATGCTGGCGGTGTTATTACTCAAAGAAATGGTGAGGTCGAACATCACCTTAATGTCTGCGCCTGTATTGTTTTCTGTCCACACGCCACTTGTGTAGGAGCCTCTTGCGTATGTGAGATTTGCAATAGTCGGTCCAGCATACTGCTGTACAGTAATAGTGTTTGTAACCGTCTTGCTTCTGCCACGAGAATCTGTCGTAGTTACCGTCACCACAACAGAGCCGCTTTTTGTAAGCAGATTCCCTGTATTCAAATTGGCATTTTCATTACCAATTTTCATGACAGTACCTACGATGGTACTTCCCCTTACTCCGCCACTTGTGGCAACGGCTTTTAGCTGGCTCTTGTTTTGTACCCATCCATATGTCGGCTGATACCCAGCGGCATCGGAAAGCACCACGCTTAAAGATGGAACGAGGGATTCCGGCACAGTGAGGACACAGGTTGTCGTGCTTTCACCTATCTTGCTGCTTCCGTTGTAGGTCTCGCATTTTATCGTCACCGTGCGGGATGAAGCATTTGTGGTAGCATCTATCATGCTGTCAGGGCTTGCCCACGTGTAAGATGTGGCTACACCAGTTGCAATAGAGACATACCCGCTTCCGGCGTTATAGGACAACTTATGTGTAAAGGAGGAATTTTTCCGTGTGATTGTAATTGCTACATTACCGCCCATTGTGCCATTTGCGGCAGACACGGAAGATGCTCTTGGAATTGTTGGTAGTGTAACGCTACCGGAGACGGTCAAATGCCTTGGTGTGTAGGACGAATCAAAGCCGCAGTCCCATTCGCCGGAAAGCGTGACTTTCCCGGTTCCGTCACCACTATGTGTAACAGTGATAGACTTTACGCCAAGCTTGTACCAACCGGTAGATGGGTAATTGTACGGATTCCACGTTTTTGTACCTTGCAGAATGTAATACGCTTCGTTCGCAGACTCATTTTGTGAGTACCCGGTACCGTCGTACACATACAAGGTTAAATCAAGCGCGCTGGTGTTATTCTCGATGCTTTGGCTCTTGACCGTATAGTCAAGGCGTAGCTGCCATCCCTTAGATTTGCTTCCGTAGATGCTCGGCATCACGTCACCCCCACGAAACTTATGGATTGATTCGGCTGCACAACGATAGACATCGGGCCGAGGCGGAACTTCGATAGCTCTACCAGTTCAAAGCTGTTGTTATTCCAGTACGCTAACAATGTGCCGCTTGCGTCATAAAACCCAATCTTGTCGTTGTACTCCTTCAAAACAATCTCCGATGCAGAGGATCCAATGCGAAGCACAGGGTGTCCATTTTCATCAATGCTTGCATCAATGAAATCAGAAAGAGTTTGTCCATTGATCGTCACACGCTCTGCGGACATCTGCCCAGCCGTTATTGTGTCTGCGTTTACTGCGCCGTCCATCGTAAGCGCAACGCCAGAAATGGTTTTCCCGCCGTCTTTGGAATATCCAAGACCGTTGATGTTCATAATCCACAGCCTTGTATTATCTTCCATAGTGGGCGTGTCTCGAACCATCCACCCAGTTGGGAAACCGTCATCATCCAGCGTGACTTCCCAGTATCCGCCTTTTGCGCCTATGATTCTTTCGGTGGCATCCTGCATGGCTTTGGCAAGGCCGGAATATTCCCGTTTTACTTGCTGCATAATAGGGCTTTCCACGACATACTGCTTGTCCTGCGGCGCATAGCAGGTCGTATTCGCCACCATTCCGCCCTTTATGCGCAGCTCCTGTTCCATAATGTACACGGGGAATGTGCTGGCTGGGCCGGTCACATCTGTAACGTGCAATATGTCACCTGCTTCCGTAGAGGGGTCTCCCCGCCATTGCACCTTACACGGCATCATTGCCTTGTTTCCAATTTTCTCAAAAACAGTAGCCGCCACAGCTTCGGTAATATACGGGTTTGTAGCCGAAATTCCAACACCCGTCCCGACCGTGATGGGGTTTTCTTCCGTTCCCGTGACAAGGCTTTGTATGGTAAACGGGGAATCTGCGGATTTGCTAAGTCCTCCCTGATACTGCACCTCCGGTCCAACAGAAATACTATCAGAGTACCAGCAGAATTTTAGTTCGCCGTCGGAACCAAATTTTGCATTGCATCCGATCAGCCCCGCCAGCCATCCGAGTTGCTGGCGCAGTGACCCTGTGTAGGGGGCAGCAATTTGAATATCCGGCAAAGCTACAGAGGGAGCAGTGACATTTCCTTGCGTACACACATCTGTGAGAATCTGCACAGGAGTGGCGGGGAAATCAATGGTAGGCACATAATCATCCGT